CGGCCTCTTTTTCTTCAAATAAAAAATACCGGAACGGAATATTCATCTGCTCCAGCATTTTCTCAATTTCTGCCCGGCTTCTCATAACTGTCTTTTTATCTCCTCTTCCACTTTCTTTACAACTTCCTCATTCACTGGCTCAATATGTTTAATCGCAGCTACCCGGCCGCCGCCTCGCTTGGCATGGCCGTTTTCCAGCAGATGAGTAAGGCTGTGCTGGTGATTTCCTGCGTATACCGTCACATGGATGGTATGAGACGTTTCACTAGTAGATGCCTTCCAGCTTTTAGCATAATTCCCTGAATCCCTGGGGGAATTCTGCTTTAATTTCTGCACTGCTTCTTTTCCGGCTTTCTTGACTGCCTTTTTGGTTTCAGCAGTAACATAACCGGAATACTCATTTAAAGCAGAAGATATGGCCGCCGAAAATCCTGACAATGCTGTTTTTCTTGCCATTACGTCCTCCTCTCATCCCGAAAAGGAGTCTGTATGCTTTCCAAAGACAGATACAGGCAGGGAGGCCTTGTGTCAAACTTTTCCTGTATCTGGGAAATCCGGTACTGTCTGCCCTTAAGCAGGACTATATCGTCTCTTTCAATTCCCGGCTGATTGGGAACAGACACCAGAGATGCAATCTCGCTGCCCGCCACCTTTGCCTCCCAGAACCGCTTCACTCCCACCGTCCGGTTCCCGAATCGTACAGCCTCCCTTTTCGTCCCTGTAATCGTTCTCCCCGATGCCTCGCAGACTGTCAGAATCCCGTCATTGAAGGTTTCAAATTTCCTGTTTTTCAGCCTCATACCGCTGTACCCTCTTTCTAAGCCGGAGAGAGATAATCTCCTCCCGGTAATTCTTCCAGAATTCGTCTAAGGCCCCTGAACGCTCATACATCACATGATTGAAAAGAAGTGTCTTTTCCTGAGTTTCTTCCTCAAAATCACAGTCCCCCAGTTTACCGGATAAGGCAGCCTTCCCTCTTTCTATCATGCCGAGCAGTTTTTTGTCCTCTTCCGATGTTGTCTGCCAGGTAATATCCAGATAGTTTTTTACCTCTTCAAGCAGCTCCATAAAACCTCCTATTCTGCCGCCGTGAAGACTCCTCTGGCAATCAGTCCGTCTATCATTTCATTCACCTTTGCGGCGACTACTGATGCCTCTTCGCTCCCTGCAAGCTTTGCCATGGAAACGGCTTCTCCCGTCATCCCTGCTCCCGGTTCTCCTTTGGGTCCCTGCTCTCCTTTTTCTCCCTGCGGCCCTACCTGTTCATTCTGTACACCCTGTTCCAACTTGTTCAGTTTTTCTGCTGTAATTAAGTCCCCTGTATTCCATGTTGTTGGTGTATAAGCCATTCTATTTTCCTCTCTTTCCTGCTTGATTCATTTTTTCTGTGCCTGCAGAAACCACTGCGGTTCCTACGATCCCCGTTCCAACCAGGCTATTGGACGGGGGATTTATTCCCCCGATGTCTGTACCTCCACTTTCAGGACAGCTGGTTTCAGTTTGCTGATATCAAGCACCAGGAATGCATTGTTATCAACTGGCTCTCCATGTCCATAAAGTTTCGTCAGATAAACTCTTTCATCTTCCAGGAAGTGACACTGATCAGAGTATTCGATTTTTCCAGATTTCGCTGTACCGATTCCCATAAAATACTTCTTGCCAAGGCCTAAAATTGCCTTTCCGGCAGGAACTCTGACGGACTGAATCGTCGCAGTCGGATACGGGAGAACATTATTCACATAGGTTCCCGCAGGGCTCATAATAGTAGTCCCAGGCATTACTTTTGTAAAATAGTCTGATGGATTCACCACCATAATGACGTTCTGAACAATCCGGCTCTTTCCCTTTGGTGTCACTGCCAATTTCGCAAGCAGGCCGCCATAGGTCACCGGATCAAACCTTGTCACTGCTACCGCCTCTTTATCCGGATATACTCCCCCTGAAACCTCCACATCATCTCCCACCTGCTTCATCATTCCGATGGGCTGATCCTTTCCGGTGCCAGCAATAATTCCTTCCTCCAGGCCATTATAGATTGCTTCCGTAAGAATATCTCTCACGTATCGATCCAGCCATGCAGGCCCTAAATCCAACATTGCCTTGCAAACCGGAAGAAATGCTGAAAGCTTCTTCAGGCTCATATTGACCTGCTTAAAACCGGAAGTCAGTTCCTTTGTGATGGTGTCAGTAAGTTTTCCCCAGGTAGCCAGTTCCACCCCATCCGTATTCAGATACATCTCAATCAGTCCGGAAGTATTCTGGAAATCGATGGCATCTAAAAGTGGATGCTGCTGTGTCAGATCATCAAACACGCGGTTAATAACCGTCTCTGGCATCACCACCTCCAAATCTGTCAGGGCCTGCTGGGGGTTGGAGGACTTCATGGCCTGGATCACAGACTGATAATACTTGGTCTCTTCGCTGGTCAGCTGATGAACGCCTCTCCCTGCTAAAACCATCGTATCTGCAGCCTGCTGCTGTGCTTCCACCTCGCTGAGAATATTCTCCTGAATATTCATGGACAGCTTCTCGAATGCCTCTGCAAAGGCGTCTGGATCATTGTTCGTAATCGCATCGTTCATCTGCTGTAAAATCTTTGTTTTTTCCTGCATCAATACATCTTTGTTTTTCATTCTTACTCACCTTTCCGGGCCATGCCCTTAAATAACTGTAACAATCCATTCTTCTGTGAGGTCCCGCCTGGGTTCCCAGACTGTTTCTCCCTCAACTCTGCAATCTGTTCCCGAAAACTCTGCTGGCTGTTTAACTGTCGCTGCATCTGGGACAGCTTTTCCAGAATATCATCTGGTTTTGGCTCTATGGCCTTTTTACCATATACTTCGTCGATCAAGCCGTATTCCAGCGCCTTATCCGGCGTCAGATAGGTTTCTGCTTCCATCAGCTCCATCAGTTCCTCTTCCGTGATAGTGGCTCTCTCCAGAAAAACCTGCCGGTTAGCCTCCATCATATCATCCAGATCGTCCGCATATTTGCGGAGCTGCGTCGCATTACCCGCACAGCACATCCACATGTTATGGATAAGAGCAGTTGTCCCCAGACACATTTTCCTCTCTTCGCACGCCTGTAAAATTAAAAAAGCGACGCTGTGCGCCACCCCATCTACAATTCCTACTTTATGATTTTCTTTCTGTTTCAGGAGATTGTAGATAGCAATTCCTTCTTTTACGGAACCTCCATTTGAATTAATGTGAAGTTCTATCGTCTGGCCGTCTGGAATTTCTCCCAGCTTCTCGGCAAAATATTTCGCCCCGGTCTCTGACTCCTCATATTCCCAGGTATTCCAGTTAAACTGTCCATACTCTGTTACATCGTCATAGATGTACAGAAGCGTCTTATTTTCTGCCTGAACCGGCTCCAGTCTCCAGTTGGTTCCATTCTGCTGCATTCTTTCCCACTCCTTTCTATCCAGTATCAGGATTCCTGTGCATACTCTCCAGGAATTCCTGTATGGTGCTGTAATTTTTTGTGATAAAATGTGTGTTGGCCCACTCCTCGTCAATATATGACTCACCAATCACTCGGCGTATATCATTGATAGTATAAGTACCCGATGAAATGAGCTTATCCACCGGCGTGGCAATATCGAAAATATCAATATGCTTTACAGCTGTCGTGTCAATCCTTACGTAATTTCCGGCCAAAAAACCTGCCATGCCATTTCTCTTCCGGTTTATCTCTTTTTCCAGAAGCCGCGCCAATGGATCAATACAAAAGGTCAACAGTTCATCCGTGGCTTTTCCTGTATCCTGTACGTCTCCCTTTGCCAGGGATGGAGGGAAAGAAAAGCCTCTGGCCGTAAAATCGAAAATATCATCTGCCAGCGCCTTAATATCCCTCGTTGATTCGCTGGAATAGGTTTTTGACTGAAGTTCCGTGTACTTATAGCCGTCATACAGCGGCAAAACGGCATTTTCGCTCTCAAAGAACTTTTTAAAGTAGACAGTCATCAACTCCTGAAGGGTATCTGAAAAATCATCCTCCGCCTGGGCCTGCGCATCTATGTCAAGGATTCCTCTGCTGCCTCTGGATTTGCGGTAAGCATTCGCTGCATACTGCATTAATTCGTTGTAGCTGGAATACAGCAGATTAACCATCTGACGCATATCCACCGAATTCAGCTGGAAAAACAGAACATCTGACTGATAAAATGTCTTCCCAAACGTAAAATCGTCCACAGTCACCCCAGTAAACTGATAATCATACAGGGCATAAACCTGCTTCTGGTAATCATCTGCCACATACAGCTGACCAGAAGATTCAACCACCAGCGCCTCATTATTCAGATACAGTTTTCCAATCAACTTTGTCAAAAAAGCAGAAGCATTTTGGTTTTGATTAGGTTCCACATTCCAGAGGTAATATTCTGCTTTTTTCACCGGTTCGTGGTGATAGTAGGTTCTGAATTCGCATTTGCTCAATGCGTTGGCGATTTTATTGACGCACGTCCAGAAAGCCAGTTCCCTGAGATAAACCTGATCCATCAATCCGAAAAACTCTGCCCAGTCAACTGCAATCAGGCTTTTCTTTTCTGCGCCTCCTGACAGTTTTTCTACCAGCCACTTTTTAAAATTGAGCCCCATCGTCTTTTCACCTCCTCTCTATATGGGTTTATCCAAAGGTAAACACCTTAAATTTTGGCTTAGGCCTCTTCGCCTCCGGCAGGGCGTCCTCCACAGTCATGCTGGCTGCCAGAGCCATAAATGGATCGGTTTTCCTGCTCTTAGCCTCGATTTTCCCGTAGACAAAATTTCCTACATCCGCATCGTCTTCCTTACCGGCTTTTCGATTTGCCCGAATCAATTTCGTGTTATTCGTGGCCCAGCGCAGCACTGGATTATCCCCCCAAGTAAACCACTGATTTGTGAAACAGCTGTCAATCATCGTAGCCACCCGCATAATATCTGACGGACGGACAAGCTTCACGTTCTTGTAGGTTTTGGCATCGAAGCCGATTTTCCGAAGTGCGTCACTGAGAAGCGCATAACGGAAATCATCCAGGGCCAGCTTTTCGATGTTGAATTCTTTTTTCTTTTCCACGATGTAGTTCGCCAGATAAGCTGGATGAATTTCTACATCATCCACCAGTGTCAGCAGCCCCTGTTTTGCCCAGTCTCTCCACGGGCATTTCATTCGTGGAATATCTTTAGATTTTAAACACAGCCAGGAATGGCTGATGTCATATCTCTGATCCCCGTTTCTGAAATGAAGATTGACAGACGCAAAATCTGAAATTTTCGAATAGTCAATTCCGCAGGTGCAGCTCCATCCACTCAGGTCTGGCAGCTCTTTTTTAGTTGCAATAATGTTTTCCCATTCTGTGACCTTAAGCTCACTGACTCCGTCCGGAATATTCATTCGTTTCGTCATAAAGGCCGGCAGCCTGGCCGGATTCTTTTTCCAGTCCCGGTATTCCTTCCGGATCTCTTCCAAGAGATTGGGAAGATATGGTAAGGATGGATTTGCCATCGGCCAGTTGGCTTCATCGTGTACATCTTCTTTTTTATTTAATTTGCAAATAAAGGGAAGCAGTCCATTGTCAGGTTCTCCCCCTCGAAGGATTTCTTCTGATGTTTCCAGAAGATCATCCAGAGGCCCTTCCCGGACATCTCCGTTTGTTGTATAGTAGGATCTCCTTGGGTGCTTTTTCTTTCCCAGACCGGTTGTAAAAACATTGATATTGGCGTAATTCTCATACTGATGAATCTCATTAAAAATACAGATGCCAGAACGGAGTCCATCTTTTCCTTTGGGACTGTTTGTCCTTCCCTTCATCAGAGAGCGGGTTTTTAATGAGGCTACCTGTTCTTTTGTCCAATAGAAAAAGCGTTTCAATTTTTTTATATTTCCCGGCTGTTCAAAGGCCGCGATCACATCCCTTACCGGGCGCATGGCCTGATCTTCATTGTTAGCGCAGATGTCCACATCATACTCTCTGATACCGTTATAAGGTGACATCAGACAGACAGACTCCCAGGCAATCGTTCCATCCTTGCCTGCGCCCCGGCCGAGTTCACAGAACAGATCCGGCCACCGGGGAAGCCCTGTATCTTTCCAGTAGGTGCAGTCATGAAGACCAATGACAAACTTCTGCCAGGGGAACACCTGCTCGAAAGGAAAATACCTGGCAAGTCCGATATACTTTTCCAGCTGCTCATCATCTGTATAGATGTCTTCCTGCTCAAAGCAATGTTTGACATGCTTTACTAAAAGCTCCTGCTCCTCGCAGACTGCATAGATGCGTTTCTCCACAATATCTATCCATTCCTGGATGTTGGGATTAATTTTACAGTTACAGCTCATCGTCATCACCGCCCAGATAATTTCCTGTCGGTTTGATTCCAAGACTGTCCAGAATCTTAAGCATCTGCCCGTTTACTTTGATTCTCTCCTCGAGGATTATCTCCTTGCCAATGCCGCCAGTTTCCACAACGCCTGCATATTTAAGCAGAGAATCGAGCTTTATAAACTCTGATTTTATATTTACATCTATCTGTTGATATTTCATATTCTTATTCCTTTGCTAGTCTTACAGGGAGAACGAGGTAAGTATAAGCATCGCCCTCACACGGAACTATCTTCATAGGCAGCAGACTTCCGCTCATCTGCAATTTGACCTTATCTTCCTTTATGACCTTCAGAGGGTCAAGAAGATATTTGCACTTGAAGCCTATCTCGATAACAGGACCTGCTATATCAGCCTTTATCTCGTCTGTTATCTTTCCAACGCTTGTTGAGCAGTTTATTTTTATAGAATTATTTTCAAAATAGCATCTTGCAGGTGACGGTGTTCTGTCACTTATAAGTATCAAACTTCTT